CCAACTGACCAGCCTGACCAAACAAACCTGTACCAAAGGTAACTTGTTGTTGACCCGCTTGTTGCGCTTGTGCCGCCAACTGTGCATCTTGTTGTGCCAAGGCGTTGTAATAGGCTTCTAACTCAGGATTAGCACCCATCAAACCTTGTGCTCCACTTGGACGCAAACCAGTAGAACCTACTGACAAACCACCACGACCTGTTTGGAATTGTTGGTTTCTAATGCTAGCCAACTGTCTCTGACGGCTAGGATCAAGCAAATCATATTGACTTGCCATGTATTTCTGAGCAACTTCTTCAGGAGACTGCGCTAAATATCCTGCGCCAAGACTTAGAAGGCGATTCTGAGCAGACGTAATCTCAGGTGCGGCTGTATACCCTGCACTTGTTAATTGACCTGTGGTTGGGTCAACTTGGAACTGAGATGTGCCAAAACGAGTAGTTGTACCAATAGGTCTGAACTGTGCGCCAGCAACGCCTTGTTGTGTTGCTTGACCAATTCTTGCTTGTGCTTGCTGTGCCGCTTCTCTATCCGCTTGCAACTGCATTAAGTTAGCGGCAGTTCCTAAACCACCTTGAACAACGCCCTTTTGACTTAGGAAGTTCATTGCGCTTTGAGCCGCACTACCACCAGCCGCCAACGCTCGTCTGATGGTTGCTTGTGTAGCCGCATCTAAAAAGGATAAAGCATTATTTCCACCATAGGTTTGTGGAATTAAAGCATTAATTTCAGCCTGTGTATAAGGTGCGCTACCAGTACCCTCGTAGCCTAAATCACCATAGCCATAAGTAAAATCTTGCGGAGATGGCGTACTGCCAACGCCCCCATATTGATAGCCTTCACCACCATATCCATAAGTAAAGTCTTCTTGTGCCATATTTGTCGCTCCCGTTGTTCCTTGACCTGAAGTTCCGCTTGAACTTAATAAAGTAGATGGAGTAACTTGACTCACGCCACCACTTATAACGCCACCCTTTAATGCTTCTTCTGGTGATTTGCCACTTAGCAATCCACCCGTAGTCCCACCAGCCACATTGCCAGCAAAACTAGAACCTGTTTCTGCGCCAACTGCGCCTGAAACTTGACCAGCGGCTTGTGCAATGACAGCGGCTTTAGCGGCATCTTCAAGACTTCCACCCCTGTCAAGAGTATTAGCCGCTTGGATATATGGTGCGGCGGCAGGAACGGCAATAGACGCAACAGTAGCCCAACCGCCTGGGATTTCTTCGTTTACTGTGTCATCAACGTCTGCCAAAGACTCTGTTACGCTACTTCCAGCATCGCTCACAGCATCAGAAACGCTTTGTACCCAACTTGAAACTGGCATTTAGTTCACCTTTTTCATATATTTGCTTTCCAGTTGTACTGTGGCAAATCTGATGCTTGTATATTGATACCAATACGCTTCATCAATTCAACAATTTGTTTATTGTTTGCCTCGCCATACATTGTTTTAATACCTAAGTCTTTGCTTCTTTTAACAAATTTAAGTATTGATTTAGCCAATGCAACAGGCGAATCCAATGTAGCCAAGTGCATGGATGATGAGGTTGGGTTAATTTTTTGCACCAATAAAACAGAATTATTCTCTTGCATCAAAACAGCAGATTTATTTTTAACTGCTTGACTGATAACACGCAATGCTTTATCAGGGTCAATGTTATTTTTGACCGCATCTGCTTTAATGATTTCTGATGCTTTCATCACATTGTTCCATTCGCAATAATGTTGCCAAGCACAGTCAAATTACCAGAGGCATCAATCTTTGCCACAGGCGTTGCTATATTGTAGATATACAACACATTTGATGCTTCAACAAACGAGAAGTTCGTAAATGTTCCATCTGCTTTACTAGTAATAGCAGTTTGGATATTAGTAAACTCTGTGTCGATTTCAGTACCTTTGACAACCTTGGAGGCATTGCCTGACGCAAGTGCATCTTTAGCCGCAAAGTTGGTGGTTTTCGTGTAATTAGCCATATTTATTCCTTACCCAAGTTTTCCGTTTTTAGCCTGAATCTCAATCTTTTGGATGCTGATAGCCGAGCCATTTATTTCAATCTCATAAGCCGTTTGCACAACCTTGCCAAATCCAGACGCTTGACCAATCAAAGTTCCAATCTGTATTCCTTGTGAATAGTATGCTACTGGACTACCATTTGCACCATATTCAGCAATTCCATACTCTGCAATTGTTGAGATAGGAATTTGCGCTTGCGTTGCATAATATTGACCTGAAAAGTCATAAGACCATTTGATTGTCAATATTTGGTTAGTGCCACCAATAACAACAACTGAAATCTTCTTCAGGATTGATGTAATGTTCTGATCGCCAAGGTCAGCATAGTTTGTGTAATACTGAAAACGATAGGTAGAAGCATGGTCAAGATAAGTACCATACTTACCAATATACCCATTCTTGCCAATCAGTAAATCACCATTTCTGCGAGACAAAAGAGCCGTTGGCTCAATAGAGTCCCAAGTTGTTACCCTAGCAGAGCCATCCTGTAACTGAGCCTTTGTATCGAATACATAGACTTGTTTGGCAATAGGAAGAGTTAGAAGATAGAAAGCGTTAACTTCTGAATAGACCGCCTTAATACTTGACGCTACCTCACCACCTACATAGGTCATCAAGTCATTACGCACATTCTTTGACAAATCACGCAATGGGGCAGACTTCTCTTGGATAGTACGCATCAGGCTACGCACACCTGAGTTAGACAAGAAAACAATGTCTGAACCAGTAGAAACTATGGAATCCCTTGACAAGCAACCAATGTTGCCTATGGTGTCAGCCAATGACATTGTGGAAGGAGTTGTTGCCCCTTGATAGACCAATATCTGACGCTTACCAAAGATAACCAAGTAGTTATTGTGTGCGCCCAACCCCATAATCTGATCTGCGCCATTAGCCCAAACCCTAGAAACATCAAGAGTTCCAGATGTTCCAGCAGTCCAGTTATGCCCTGCTAACAAGTCAGAGAAACTAATCGTCACATTGTCTGCCGTAGTATCAGCCACCCACAAGCGACCAAAAGCAGAAATAACAATGTTTCCCAAAGGAACTGTGCCTGTATACCCCGTCTTCTCAGACACACGCCTATAAGTAGTAGTACTTACCGCAGGATCATAGATCAATGGGTCAAAGCCAGATTGGAAGAAATAGGTAATGCCATTCAAAGATGTACATTGCCAGTTACTTGCTGTGATGGTAGGGGCTGTACCCCCTCCCCCATAGGTCAATTCCACAACAGCGTTAGAGCCATCCAACTTAAATAACTTGTTGTTTCCAGCAAACAATACAGTCAAAGTGCCATCTAATTGCACTAATTCATGTATTACTTTTACATCGTTTGCGCCTAAGTTACCACTTGATGAGTTAACTCTTGACCAACCTTTTCTGGCCCCAATACGACCATATTGGTCAATCACGCAGTTTGTGGCAATAGCCGCATATCCCGCCTCTAAAGTAAGAGGTGAGTCTTGCGTATTTAGCCCAAAGAAGCCTGGTGCTTGAACACTAAAGGTTTTTAACGCTTGGGTCATATAGAGACAAACTCCTGATTCTCAGGATAGCGTGTGCCTTCCAATGCTATGTAATCTGATAGCATCGCTCTATATAAGTTGTATGCCTCTGAGGAAGATAAGCCGCCATCCTCACCACGCTCAACCAAAGCACGGGCATAGGCGTTTTGAGACACCAAAGTATCAGGCACTTTAACCACAGTTGAATCAGCAGTCAAAGTAGCCTGTGCGACTGTTAAAGCAAATGGGATGCTATACACGCCATCAGGACGGGGGTATAGCGTTACTTTGGTATCTCCGTTACTGTCTACGCCATCAAAGGCGTAATTCGATGGAATACCATTTATAGGGGTGGAAAAGTTCTGATAACGATTCATGGTAACAAAGTCGATATTCTTCATACCAAGATTGCTTGTTGCATTTATCACATCTTGAACTTGGAACTTCTGACCAGAACCAGTAAGAGCGTAGGAATATGTGCCAGAAGTAGTAGATAGGGTAATTGTCGTGCCAAGGACATTCCAAGCATAAGCATCTTCAATCTGACGTTTTGCATCATTGACAAATTTGCCAATCAAGGTGGAATAGGTGGTTTCGTTAAAAGTAGTGACCACAGGCTCTCTGAGGCGCACCAAAACATCGTTTACAAGTTCTAGGAATGTCATGTTCTAGTCAACCCTTCTTCTTCAATGGTAACTACTACCGAAAAGGTAGATGCCGCCTCAGATTGTGCTTTAAGTACGTCACCTTCTTCCATCACAAAATATGATGTACCACCCCAATCTTGCGTGGTTTTGGTAGTTAAAGCGGTTTCAAATACAAGAGAATATGTGACAGACGCAGAGGTATCTGTCCAACTGAAAGAAATATGTTTTTGCGAACCTGTATTGACCGCCCGTAGCAATACCACCCTTGCGTAATACCCCTTGGGTACTGTGTAAAGGGTTGTCAGCGTGTTTGCTGTGAGGTTTGCGCCAACTGATAATGCTCTCATTTCGCTTTTGCCTTATTTCGTTCAGAAATTTC